TTATTTTTGGCTTTGGCATTGGTGCTGGCTTAACACCAGGACGCTTTGGTGCTGGCTTTTTAGGCGCAGGCTTTTTCATATTTGCCATTACTTAGACTTTTTCTTAACTACTGCCTTAGCAACTTTCTTGGCTACTGCTTTCTTTGCAGCAGGTGAGTTACCAATAGCTGCTGCTGCACGCTTTGCTGCTGTCTTCTTTGCTTCGCGCTTTTCAATAGCAACACCACGAGCAAGGGTGCGTTGACGATCTAGTTTCATACGTGGTCGAAGAACTTTTGCAGCAGCGCGTTCTTCAGCCATAGATAATCTTAATTTTGCTGCGTCTGCATTACGAAGCACTGTTTCTGATGCTGCAATACGAGTTTCCATACCAGATGCTTTATTGCGTGCTTTACGAACCTTGTCGTTAAGTGATGCCATTGTTATCTCCTTGTTAGATGAATGTACGATCTTTTTCTGCGAGCAGTTCATCTATGTTGATAACTGTTCGTTTGCCCTGTTCATAACGAGACAGGAATGGGTTTTTTAAGTGGTGTGTCTTGTGCATACCTTGGTTGAGCATCTCGCGTGCGCGGATCTCACAGAACCACAGTGCCATCACCATATCTGTCTTACCCTTAGTAGTAGGCGACCACGTAATCAATTGCTCGATAAGAGCTTTGACATTTTCTGTTTGATCGCTAGGAAGATGGATAAGGTTGTCTCTATGATGTTTACCATCGTGCTGCTTGGTCCCAAACAATGTGGACATACTGGCAACACCAAATCCTGAGTCCCACTTGTTGGTTCCTGTATGGTGTTCACGTAATAAAACTCCTCGTGATGCAAGGTTGGCACGGATGCCTTCGTCTTGCGTTAAGAAAGATTGAAATGCGTTCTTCTCTACTATCCACTCACTAGGATTGTAAAGGGCGGTCCAGTCAAAGATTAGTTGACGGATCGCAGCAGGTGTTGGCCTAGTAATCTTAATAGCATCAACGATATAGCGTTTATGTGTAGCCCTATCAACAGCGTAACAAACGACGGCTGTATCACCAACCATAGCGGGATCAAGACCACAAATAAAAGAAAAGCCGTTAACATCACGCGGATGGCCTGGGTTACCAGGAACCAAGCGACCTGCTTTACGCATACCATCTATAGAGCCTCGCACACATACTGGGTCAAAGATGGCATCATCTGAGATATCTTGTTGTTGATAGACCAAAGCCCAGGTACTTGCATCCATAGCTTGGCGTTCGTTGTAAAGGTTGCGACCATTCCATCTAGGGTAAAGGTCATCTTCGTTCTTGTCAGATTCCATCTGACCATCAAATGGTGCGTCACTTGCAGGCCAGAGGGTTTCCCATTTCTCAGGGTCTTCGTGCGTAGTCAGAAGTGCTGGCATTGCCAAGTACTTCCACGGGACCAGTCCACCTGGGTAGCGGTCTTCGTTACGTAGCTCGCGGTATAGGTCCATAGCAGAAACTCTGGTACCAATGACTACAAGTTTACCTGTAGGGTTAAGACGAGAGCGTACGTCCTGGGTTAACCAGCGGATCTGCTTTTCAAACTCATTGGCGTTCTTTAAGGTAACAGCGTCATCGACGATAATCATATCGGCACGCTTACCGTAGATCTGACCACCGATACCAATGGCTTCGATGTTGGGATCTTTTTCACTAGACTCACGAAGTTCTGAACCAAAGGTCACACGGGTGGCTTGCCACGAGGCGCTCTTAGAGTTAAACCCTACGCCAGCAGCATAAGCCTGCTGGAGTGATTCATACATCGGATGTGTCAGGCGTTGCTTGATGGCGTAGAGAAAGTCGGCAGCTAACTGCTGCGTCTGGGAAACAATTAGAACTCGGAAGTTGGGATTGCGTACTACCTGCCAGGTCACGTAGTCGACCGTGATCGTAATCGACTTGGCGTGGTTTGGCGGAATGTTAATCAGGATTCTATTACTAGCCAATCCTGGCTCATACTTCATACTGGGGTGCAACCAAGAAGGCTCGCGGCCTTCGATCATATCTACCAGGTTCTGCTGGTGTGGGAAAGTCTGGGAGTGCAGGAACTTCTGGCGGAACTCGGCAAAGGTGATGTCGTGGACATCGGAGTCAATAAAGCTCTTGTCTTTGAGTCCAAGGCGTGTTCGGTCAACCTTGTCGGTAAAGACCTTATCGGTACGTCGGTAGTACTCGTAGGTCTTAATGGATTTACCAGCAGAGGCGCAAGCGGCCTCAATGGTCATACCCTCTGCTACACAGCCAAGGATAATTCTCTTGGCAATATCGGCACTATTGTCAGCCACGTGATCTCCTAAAATTTATTGGGGACGGGCCGTAATCGGATCGTTTCGTTACTAGGCGAGGAAGGTTTCATCTACCAGTAGATAGACCTATCCCCACTAAAAGTACTAGGCAGGTCGGGCTTAGCGCCCGAAGGAGCCACAGCGAACTGAGGGGTAAGTTAGTGCTCGGCCTAGGGGCCTCGCTAGAGGCCATACCGTAGCAACTCAGGGTCTTTCCTACTAAAGCCCCTTACTATATATAAGGCAGGAAATTTAACGCATTTCCCGTTTTTACAATGTGACCTTCATCACAGTATATATAACCGCAGGTCAGAGGCACAATGCAGCTTTCACTTTAGCAAATATTTTTTGTTGGGGAGTACAGGGACCGCCCGCCTGAGATTCAACAACGGTGGGTGACTGGTCTGACTGTTTGCGCCTGTTTGTGCTGACTGGTCTGACCTGTGGATAAGGTTGTGGATAACTGTTTGCAAAAAACTGTGGGGCGGACTAGATTCCTGGCGGCCTATTCCCCCAAGCTCCAAGGTATTAAGTAACCAAGATCCAGGCCAGGAGTTAACACGATTAACACCAAGGAGGAGTAATAGTTATAGGAAGGAGGAGAAACTATGAGAGAAGAATATCCACTACTGGATCACCTAGACTCCTGGAGTCGGGCCGCGCTAGTCACCTATCTATTCACCTACGCGTTACAGCATAGGCAAGACTTAGGAGCCTGGGCCGCTTGGTGTACAGCTGGCCAGGCCTTCGATCCTTGGAGCGATACTCGCCGCCGCTAGGCTGGAGAATCGTTACCAAATCGTTACCAAATAAACAGCTCCAGGAGTTGCTTACGCTGTAACGGTATAGTACTTTACGCATAACAGCTCACTCCGTAGCTGTATTACTTAGAAGGAGTTATATAAAGTGAAGATAAGTAACGCACAATTAGAAACACGAGTGAAGGCCATCGAAGAATATATGCGCGAAGCTGGCCTATTAGAAGGAGAAGTATTAGGCGAGGAAGTGTACGAGTCTATGCGTACTCCACACTTAATCCTCCAGTATGGCTCCCCTACCTACGGCAACAGCTGGAGGATCTTCGCCACTGGAGGAAGCGTATATAGAAGCGCTCACTATGATCCACTACACCTAACACTTGGTTACCTTGGAAGCACTAGAAGCGAAGCCTGGCAGACATTGACAGGCATATACACTACCTTCTCCGCTATTAACTGGAAGGCCCAGCGAGAGGCCTACGCATTACAGGAGGCCGCTAAGTGAGCGCTGTATCTTGCACTAGTTGCCAAGCTGTAACGGATAAGTTCGCGCTATTCCCAGGCGATATATGTCTGGAGTGTTATAAGCAGACTCCTGAAGCCTGGAGGCCGATTACGGCCCAGGAGTTAACTCGTATGTGGGGAGGCCGATAAAGTGTGGAGATACTTAACGCGGCGAGGCTGGATAGTAGTGGCGCTCCTTGGAGCGCTCCTACTCGCTGGAGCTTGGTACCTTATGGGCCATATTTGGTACGTACCTGGCCAAGGATATTGCTGGGGCACACTGGCCCAGTGTTATGCGGAGGAGGCTGGCAAGTGGTAACGATACCCTTAATGCACCTGGATAGCTGCACCTTGCCTACGCGAGAAGGAGACGAGGCCAGAATACTGGCCTTGGCCAGTGTTACGCGATACGGCCCAGCTTATGAGAGAGGAGTGGCCGAGAATCTTGGCAAGTATATGCTTATGGTGAATAAGCAAGACTCCACGAGTGCAGAATACTTCCTAGATAGGGCCGAGAAGGCTTACGAGTACGCGAGAGAGAGGAAGATCAAGTGAAGGAGAAGTGCAAATATTGTGGGGAAGTGATGACTCCAGGTAAGTATTACTGGGGAGACTATTGCCCTACTGGATATTGCTTCAATAGTGAAATGGAGCGACATAGTACTGGACCGCGTAACCTTAGAAGGAAGGAGGAAGATAGCAAGTGAGAGAGATCATCGAGAAGGAGGCCGAGTACACCTTCCAGCGCTTACGCGAGAGTGTGGGCCAGGATAACTCGTATAACTATTACCAAGGAAGGATAGACACGCTGGCCTGGATACTGAAACAATTACCTACGGAGTCAGGTATAGTACGTCAGTGATAGGCAGCCTATGCTCCTTCGCTAGCTAACAGCGGAGGAGGATAGGAAGTAGATCACTACTTCATATCATCGAGAGAATAAGGGTTGAACTATGAATATCAAGCACGAGAGATACTTAGATCACACTTCACGTAAGTGTGTAGATAGCTGGACCTTGGATAACAATTACCGAGTGAAGGTACGCACGTACCACGATAAGGTGAAGAAGTCTTACTGGAGTGTAATTAGCGAGTGTATCGTCGAGGCCAGTGGTACATCAGGCTTCTACTTCGAGAAGCACACTATGCACACTGACCTTAATCAATTAGCTGGCAAGGTTGAAGCGCTCCGATTCAATGGCGATTCAATGGTAAAGGCTCACGATAGTGCTATCTATTCAGTACGTGAGCTTATAGATCAATTACTCCAGGCTAACCAAGTACGAGAGAAGGTGAGCGCGTGAGCGCGAGAGTGAAGTCTCCTACTATTCTACGCCTAGTAGATAGCGGAGAAGTAATAGCGGAGTGTGAGCTTACCGAGGCTAGGGCCAAGGCTATTGTGAAGGCCTACGCGCTAGCTGGCCTAGTAGTGGAGGCGATAGCGTGTTAAGTAAATATGAATTGAAGAATATCCTTAGCAATAGGGCAAGTGAACTAGATTACACTTATGAGCGCTTCAGTAATGGCGATACTGAGTACTTAGTCTATCCAACTATGGCCTGGGGAAGACATATTATTTGTGAATTAGAAGGCCCACCTATGAGATATAGGTTTAATGGAGAGGGAGAGGGTAAGTAAATGAAAGTTAAAGAGTTAATCGAACAGTTAAAGAGTTACAAGCCTGATGATGAGTTGCTTGTTGCCTATTGGGACAAGGAATTTGCAGAAACCTCTTTTGATAGTGATGAAAATGTCAAGATCAGTGATGATCTATGGTCACAAGCTATTAGACGGGCAGAGAAGGCAGAATTTTGGCAGAGTTGCGGGTCTGAGGAGATCTGCGATCAGGTAAGGCAACTATTAGATGAGAGCGAGGTAGAGTAATGAAAGACAGATACCTAGTAACGCTAGAGATAGAGACTTATGACGGAGATCCGAGAGAGTGGGATTGGGAGAAGCTATCTACTGGTGAGGACGTAATTAAGATAATCGAAAGTCAATTCAAGGGTAGAGTACTACCCACTAGCGAGGGAGAGAATAAATGAAACTGACGGACAAGGAATACGGAACGATCATTTTTGCACTAGAGGAGTATCAAAGCATCTTAGATAAAGAGGGTGATGTTACTACCCGTAATTATGTCATAGATTTAATACACAAAGTGGACAACCATAAGGGAGATCGCAATGAGTAAGTGGACGGTATGGGTAGGCGGTAGTGAGATCAACTGGCAACACTACACGCACAAGATAGATGCTGAACGTGTAGCTGAGTTTTGGCGTGAGGTTAAAGGTTATGATGATGTAGTAGTGGGAGAGGTAGAGTAATGAATAGAGAATACTTAGAGGCTAAGGTAGACCTATGCCTTAATCAAGCTGAGGTAGATCTACAACAGGAGGAGATAGCAAGGGCTATCGCTAACCTACGCAGGGCTAACTCTGCCCTGACTCAGCTATTTGGATTTGAGGAGGAGGAAGCTAATGATTAGAGAGGTTGAGTTAGAGTACACAGTCTATAACCTTGTGAGGTTATCGGAGAAGGTATGGGGAGAGAACGCTATCGAGTACCTTGCAGGTAGGTTAGAGAGTGTCATCACCTACAACCAAATGAAAGTCCTAATAGATAGATTGAAGGAGGAAGCGAGTGAGTAACGTGTACACAATTCACCCCAAGAAGTCGGACTTAATCCTATTTTATGAGGTGCTTACACCTGAGGGAGAGAACGAGTGGGGCGGGGCTAACGCTGAGCAGTGCATACAATGGCTAAGCCTTGCACCTAGTGGCAGTCGTGTGCTGGTATCTGCGTGGGATAGTGATGAGGAGGACGCTCACCTGGTAGGGCAGACCATAGATGTAACTGAGATTATCCAACAGGCAAGGCAGGTAGGCAGATGATGTACTGGTTAGGGATAGCTGCGGTAATGCTGGTAGTCTATGGGCTTATAGTGTGGGAGGACAAGATCAATGGAGAGTAAGGAAGTCAGCGGTAAGCAAGCAATTCACTATCGAAACTACAGACGAGCAAGAGATAGGGCGTTAGTGCGCCTGTCTCACCTCTATCCCAACGTGTATAGAGACTTGTTAGCGGAGGAGAAGGACAATGACCAGACAGAAGGTAAGAATTGGGTTGCTAGTAATACCCGTGTTAGCGTTACTTTGGGTGTTCGCTCCCGACCAACGCGCAGTAAAGGCAGAGTTTCCAAGCGACCTAAGCGTAGTCGAAAGAACAAAGGCAACAATGGAGGAAAAGCGTGAGAACAAAGCACTTGCAGTTAGTTTCCTCAGAGCACTCGGTTACAATCACCAGCAGAGGAAGTGTGCGGTCACACTTTGGACCCGTGAGTCCCGCTTCGACCACCTTGCTCGCCCAAGAGACGCTTCGGGCAAACCAATTAGCTCAGCTTTCGGAATTGCTCAACTCCTTAGAGAACGTAGTGGAGAACCTGAACTACAAATCCTTCACGCTGTACGATACACTCAACACCGTTATCGAGGAAGTTTCTGCAGTGCTCTCCGACACTCAGATCGAGTCGGCTGGTACTGAATAATCTTGCTAGGTTCTTAACCCTTTCCTGGCAAAACAAAAAGCCCTCGCCGTAACTGGCGGGGGCTTTTTGCTAGCACTCTACAAGCGGAATTGCTTGCCGAGAACTAAAGCATACACTATCCACCAGTAGAGTAAAACCCTTTACCCTTGAAGGTGATAGAGGGCGAGTCCCACTTACGTACCATAGGTATGTGGCAGTCAAAGCAAGAAGGTTCACGTGGTTCCTCGTGGATACTGCGTTCAATAGTTAATACGCTGTTGCAATCAGGGCAACGATAGTCATACTGCATCAGAGCTGCACCGCTTCCTCTATGGGTAGATAACCTACTAACTTGCTGACCTTATTAGAACGTGAGAACTCTGTGGTCGCTGGCATCCAGTGGTTGAGCCACTCAGGTTCTGGTACATCCATTAGGTCAAAAGAAAAGACACCTTGCGGTGTCGAGTTGATGTAGTAGGGGATAAGATCTCGCTCTGCTGCCTGCGTTATCAGCTTGCGATACTTCATCTCCTCTATCAGTAACGTGGGATAGTG